GCTCTGGATCAGGCCGGAGGCGCTGAATATCTGGCGCGGCAGGCCGAAGAGAACCCCGGCCCGTTCATGACACTGATCGGCAAGGTGCTGCCAATGCAGCTTACCGGCGAAGGTGGCGATGCTTTGAAAATTGAAATGGTGCGTCGGGTGGTGCTTGATGGCGACTCTAACGATTAAGACCCCGCGCTGGTTCAAGCCGTTCCTGTCGCCCAGCCGATACAAGGGCGCGCATGGCGGGCGCGGGTCTGGCAAGTCTCACGCCTTTGCCGAGGCGGTGATCGAAGCGCACGTTATGGATCAGAAGCGCCGCACGGTCTGTGTCCGTGAGATTCAGAAGTCGCTGGCGCAATCGGTCAAGCGGCTGCTGGAGATCAAGATCGAAGAGATGGGCGTCCAGTCGTATTTCGAGGTGCAGGAGTCCCAGATAAAATCCCGTCATGGCGATGGCCTCATAATCTTTCAGGGGATGCAGAACCACACCGCCGACTCCATCAAGTCGCTAGAATCGTATTCGTGCGCGTGGGTAGAAGAGGCGCAATCCTTGTCACAGCGCAGCCTTGATCTATTGCGCCCAACGATTCGGAATCCCGGCTCTGAACTCTGGTTCACATGGAATCCGCGCCACGATAGCGACCCGGTTGATGCGTTGCTGCGTGGCGATAATCCGCCGCCGGATAGCATCATTGCTGAAGTAAACTATCGGGACAACCCTTGGTTCCCTGACGTTCTCAAAGCCGAGATGGAATACGACCGTGGCCGTGACCCTGACAAATACAAGCACGTTTGGCTCGGCAGCTACGTTGCCAGCAGCGAGGCCCGTGTGTTCACCAACTGGCGCATTGAGGACTTCGAGGCACCAGCAGACGCAACGCACCGCTTCGGCGCTGACTGGGGCTTTGCGGTCGATCCTACGGTGCTTGTGCGCTGTCACCTGATCGGGCGCACCCTTTACGTTGACCACGAAGCCTATCGCGTCGGTTGCGAGATCATCAACACGCCAGAGCTATTCCTGACTGTGCCGGAGTCTGAAAAGTGGCCCATCGTGGCGGATAGCGCCCGGCCCGAGACGATCAGCCACCTACAGAAGAACGGCTTCCCGCGCATCATGTCGGCGGTCAAAGGCCCGAAGTCTGTCGAGGAAGGCATCGAGTGGCTCAAGAACTACGACATCGTGGTGCATCCGCGTTGTCAGCACATGATCGATGAGTTGACACTCTACAGCTATAAAACAGACCCCTTGACAGGAGCCATCTTGCCGGTGTTGTCAGATCGTGATAACCACGTTGTGGATGCTTTGAGGTACGCCTGTGAGGCTTTACGTCGGGCGGCACCTAAGAAGGCCGTCGAGGTTACGCCAATGGCAACGATGAACAGGTGGTAGATGGCGCGATTGACCAAAGACCAGCGACTGGCAAACGTCCACCAGCAGGCGCTGAACGACTTTGACAATTGCCAGACCGTCATGCGTGACGAGCGCCTGCAATGCCTGCAAGATCGCCGCTTCTACTCAATCGCTGGCGCGCAGTGGGAAGGCCCGCTCGGAGACCAGTTTGAGAACAAGCCGCGCTTTGAAGTCAACAAGATTCACCTATCCGTCATCCGCATCATCAACGAATACCGCAACAACCGCATTGGTGTTGATTTCGTGTCAAAGGACGGCAGCGAGAACGACGTTTTGGCCGAGACCTGTGATGGCCTGTATCGTGCCGACGAGCGCGACAGCGGGGCCGAAGAGGCTTACGACAACGCCTTTGAAGAAGCTGTCGGTGGTGGCTATGGCGCATGGCGTCTGCGCACCGTCTATGAGGATGACGAGGACGACGACAACGACAAGCAGCGCATTCGCATGGAACCGATCTATGACGCGGATAGCAGCGTGTTCTTCGACCTGAACGCCAAGCGGCAGGACAAGGCCGACGCGAAGTATTGCTTCGTTATCTATTCCATGACCCGCAAGTCCTACATTGCCGAGTTCGAGGATGACCCGGCAACGTGGCCCAAGATCGTGCATCAGTACGAGTTTGACTGGTGTACCCCTGACATTGTGTTCATCGCTGAATACTATGTGGTCGAGGAAACCCGCGAAACGATCCGCATCTTTGAGACGCTGAATGGCGACGAAGAGCGTTACAGTCAGGCAGACTTCGACGCTGACGATACGCTGGAGGAAATGCTTGCGGCTGTCGGCACGAAGGAAGTGCGCCAAAAGCGTGTCAAGCGCCGCCGGGTGCGCAAATATCTAATGAGCGGTAGCAAGGTGCTTGAGGATCAGGGCTATATCGCTGGCAAGAACATCCCCATCGTGCCGGTCTATGGCAAGCGGTGGTTTGTCGACAACATCGAGCGTTGCATGGGCCATGTTCGCCTTGCCAAAGACCCGCAGCGCCTCAAGAACATGCAGCTTTCCAAGCTGGGCGAGATCAGCGCGCTATCGTCGGTTGAAAAGCCGATCCTCGTTCCTGAACAGGTCTCCGGTCATCAGGTCATGTGGGCCGAAGATAACCTGCGCAATTATCCGTATCTGCTGGTTAACCCGATCACCGGCCCGAATGGTGAAAGCCAGATCAGCGGCCCGATTGCTTACACCAAGCCACCGTCCATCCCGCCAGCAATGGCCGCGCTGCTCCAATTGACCGAGCAGGACATGGCCGAGATTCTGGGTAGCAGCCAGCAGTCCGACAAGATGGTGTCAAACATCTCCGGCAAGGCCGTCGAGTTGATTCAGACCCGGCTGGATATGCAGAGCTTTATCTACATGAGCAACATGGCGAAGGCCGTGCGGCGCTGCGGTGAAATCTGGCTGTCAATGGCGCGTGATATTTACGTCGAAGAAAAACGCGCCATGAAGGCAGTAGGCGCGATGGAGGAAGTGCAGTCCATCGAACTGATGAAGCCGACCATTGATGCTGAGACCGGCGAAATCATTTACGAGAACGATCTGAGCAAGGCCACGTTCGACGTTGCCGTAGATGTCGGCCCGTCCTTCACCAGCCGCCGGGACGCCACCGTGCGCGCCCTCACCGGCATGATGCAAGTCACGACCGACCCAGAGACGCAGATGGTGTTGCAGTCGATGGCCATCATGAACATGGACGGCGAAGGCATCGATGAAATCCGCGAACACTTCCGTCGCAAGCTGGTAACGATGGGCGTCGTGAAGCCAACCGATGACGAAGCCGAGCAGATGGCCGCAGCCCAGCAGCAACAGCAGCCCGATCCGCAGTCGATGTATCTGATGGCCGAAGCTGGTAAGGCGCAGGCGCTTACCATCAAGGCACAGGCCGATACAGAGTATACGCTGGCCCGCGCCGAAGAAACAAAGGCGCAGACAGTTGAAACTTTGTCGAACATTAATATTAACGAACGCAAGTCTGCTATTGACACTGCGGAAAAAATAGGGGCTGCGTTGCAGTCACAACGGAATGTGGTTCCACCCACCACGCAATTTGGGTGAGTTTGACGGGGTATCTATGAGTAAGGCAGAATTGGAGAACGACGACACGCTCGACACGGTAATGATCGACACCGAAGAAACTGGCAGCGCCCAAGATGAGACCAAAGCCGTCTTGGACAACGACAGCGATGAAGATGATGCCGAGGACGTAGTTGTTTCCATTAACGGGGAATCGCCACCCCAAGAGGAAGAGGTTCGCGCACCCGATTGGGTTCGTGAATTGCGTAAGTCGAACCGGGAAAAAGAGCGGAAGATTCGTGAACTCGAAGCCAAGCTGACTACCACAGCGACTGAGAACAAGCCGGTCGTGTTGGGTGCCAAGCCTTCGCTGGAAGAATGCGATTACGATTCTGATCTGTACGAAAGCAAACTATCCAACTGGTATGATCGCAAGCGCGAATCAGATCAGGCCGAGGCACAGGCCCGCCAATCACAGCAGGCCGAAGCTGATGCATGGAGCGAAAAGCTGGCGTCCTACAATAAGGCTAAGGCTTCGTTGAAGGTGCGCGACTATGAAGAGTCCGAGGCATTCGCTCAGGACAATCTGACGGTCACGCAGCAGGGCATCATCATTCAAGGCTCTGACAACCCGGCGCTGATTATCTACGCACTTGGCAAGAACACAAAGCGCGCCAAGGAACTCGCCTCAATCAATGACCCCGTGAAGTTCGCCTTTGCGGTTGCCAAACTGGAGACTCAGTTGAAAGTGACCACCCGCAAAGCATCGACCGCGCCAGAGCGCACAATCGCCAATGGTGGCGGGCGGCTCTCAGGTGCTATCGATTCCACACTAGACCGCTTGCGCGCGGAAGCCTTGCAGACCGGCGATTTGTCGAAGGTCATGGCTTACAAGCGCGGGAAAAAATCAACCTAACCTTTTGGAGTTAAGACAATGGCCAACGCATTTAGTAAGGAGGAAATCGTTGCTTTCGAGAACATTCTCGAAGGTTTCAACGACGCCCTGATTCTCTCGAAGAACATCAACATCTACAACACCAACGGTGTTACGATGGAACGCGCCCGTGACACCATGTGGCGTCCGCAGCCCTACATCGCACAGAGCTTCAATCGCATCGTTGGCAACACCATTGCCAGCGACATTCAGACGATGACGCAGCTTTCGGTGCCTTCGACGCTCGGCTTTGCCAAGTGCTCGGCTTGGCAGATGAACGCTCTTGAACTGCGCGATGCGTTGCAGGAAAATCGCCTTGGCGATGCTGCAAAGCAGAAGCTGGCTTCGGACATCAACCTGTCGGTTATGGACTTGGCTGCTGCTCAGGGTACGCTCGTTGTTCCGGTCTCGACCGCTGCTGGCGATTATGATGATATCGCACTTTGCGACAGCATCATGAACGAACAGGGCGTCATGGCCGGTGATCGCTACCTCGCACTGTCGAGCCGCGACTACAACGGCATGGCTGGCAATCTGGCGGTTGCTACTCGTTCGTTCACCGGCACCAAGTC